ATTCTTCTGGATATTCTTCTGGATATTCTTCTGGCTATTCTTCTGGCTATGGTGGTGGCTATGGTGGTTACGGCAATACTTGCCAAACCATGAAGCTCACTTGGCTTCACAATAGAACCAGAACCATCATCAATGTTGATGTCGTTCCCTTCAAGACGGCTTTTGACAAGAATGGCTATGACTTCATCGGCAAGAACTTTGCCTACACCTCCAAACCAACTGGCCAGAATACCTATGCCATTGGAACGTCTCTTGAAGTGGCCAGAAAATTCATTCGTTCAGATTCCCTTCCTCTTGCTCCTTCTTACGCTAAGATGTTGTCACATTCCGGATGTGAATTCTCAGAGCTCAGAACTTTGATCCTCCGCATCGAGAAACTCAAGCGTCTTGGCCTTTCACCTCTTATTGACATTCCTATCAGAATGACTGACCATTTCAATGGAACTGTCAATATCCGTGGATGTGAGTGTGGATATCGTGAAGTGCCTCTTTGCTTTTCTGCCGAGCACAAGTTCATCAATGTCCCTGCATTGAAGAACACCCGTCGTGGATGTATCTGCAAGAAGTGTGGTGTACGAGTTGTCCTTGCCCTCTCCCCTCGTGCAGTCATGTGTCCATCCATGTTGGTGTATCCTCTTAATCGTCAAATCAACTTGGATCATCTTGTTAGACAAGAACAAGATGTGAAACACAATGAGGATGATTCTGAGGAAAAGAAACATTATCCTTCTGGCAATGTGGTCCCTCCTACCTCTACCACTACCTCTTCGTCTGCTCCTGCAACTGTTCGTCACAAGAAGGATGATGACGGCCTTAACACTGATGATGACGGTTTCAATACCGATGATGATGGTTTCAATACTGATGACTAGACACCATCTCTTTCTTCTCTTTCTGTTTGTGATATTCTGTTTGTGATATTCTGTTTGTGATATTCTGTTTTTTCTTTATCTATCTATATTTTTGTAATAAAAGCCCCCGTTATTTATCTTTTCAAATATGACATAACATAAATCATTGTGTCATATTTGATTAAATAAATTGCTTATGATTAGTCTGATAATTTTAATTTAACCACCATAATGAGTATTTTTTAATCTATCTAACAATATAGATATAGATACTAATCCTATGAGTTATTCAAACAAACATTTTGACTGTCTTAAAAATAAACTCCCTGAAAATTTCACTTCACCTGCTACCAATGCTACCGCCTATTATAACAGAGAATTCTGGCAAAGATGTAAATGTGAATATGGCACCAATAATCCATGTAAAGATACTGCTGATAAATGGAATCCCGTAGCCACCGAAAAAAGTAAATGGACCAATGGATGTTCACCATGTAGTATCTATTATTCAAGACCCCATAAATGGTATTACAATTATAACCCTGATGACTGTGGCAATTGTAATAATTGCAATACTAAATGTGATAATTATTGCAATAGTTGTTTTTTCTGTAATAGTTGTTGTAACTGTAATAATAATACAACTAATTGTCATACTACTACTTGTCCATCAAATTATCCTATGACTGCCTGTGTTGTCAATAATAATTGTAATAACTGCACTGATGTGGCTATTGTTTACAGAATGGTTAATGAAGAAAAAGATTGTGATAATATTGTTGAATTAAGAATCCCTAATGGTGGGTCCAAAGAGAAATACATGGCCCAAAGATTCTCTCCTGATTTTGTTTATGCCAATCGTTTCCAATGTGCCACCGTTCCTGTATACAATACCCTAAATAATAATTCTATCGATAACAGAAGACAATTCGAATTCACTGAATCCGATCAAAATGCCTTGACCAAAAGAGGTATTAATAATTACCTTACTGCCCAAAAGTTGGTGTCAGAAGGTAAATTAATCCATGACAAACAATCATTCACAATCCCTATGAATGTTGCAGGCAGATCTTCATATCCTCAATTTGGTGATACATTGAGATCAGGTAGCACTATTACTGGATTGGCTAATGATGACTTATTGAAAACATATTTCAGATAATTATAATTGGAATTATATCTAATTGATCAAATTAAGTATAATTAATGATTATTGATTCGTTGTTTATAATGTTTGTAAAAGAAATAGAAACCACAAAATGTCAAATATGATATACCAATATTAGTGACATATACTTCATCAAATCCAAATCCAATCAAAATAGTCAAAATAGATAATATTATGATATTGACTGAATTAATTAATGAGAATATTATGGCTTGTCTATTTGGTTTTGGTCTACATTCACAATCATTTGTTATGGGACACATTGTTGTAGTTGGTTCATCTGTTGTTCCGGGATATATATTGGTTGTTTTACATTCATCATCTTCTAAATGTGATTTTGAATTATCTGGTTTGACATTTCCAAATATGTAGTATTTAGGAAATGAATCAATATATCTTGTGGCAGAAAATCCCCATATCAATCCTCCATACATATAACAATAAGTATCATAATCAGATGAATAATATATACTCAATATAACAAATGATGAACAGTAATATATTATTTCACGTAATAATACAACAAATCCAACAGACCCACCAAGACAATTACCCTTTCTATTGTAGAATGTCGTGAATACAAATACATCCATTATCATCACTAATAACCATAATATTATAAATGTGATTCTGTAACTATTTACAATTAATACAGATCCAATTATAAATGTAGAAATAAAATGGAATACAACATAAACAAAATAAATAATACTGTTATTTTTATCATGAAAGACCTTATTATCCATTGTTTTCAATTTAAATAGAAATAATGGCAATAATAATAATTTTGCGAACAAACCGAAGATAAATAACAATAATGCTAATATATAACCTATCATAATTATTTGGAACTATATTATTAATGTCAGACTATATTTTCACAACAATAAAACCCCACCAATTTATAAACTTAGTCCAACTGTCAAATAAATTGTTGTGAGTAAATATGTGGTAATTGATATTATTTTGTTCGAATTATTGATACTATTCCAATAATACATTAAGTAATATAATGGAATTAAATAACTACCATATGCAATACCTGCACTTGGCAATAAATAATCCTTATTTGTTTTTGCCAAATACAATGATCCAACAAGACCTATTAATGAAATGACAAATGCAAAAATAAATTTATTGTTTATTCTATTTATGTAAGGTCTGTTATCAGCTCTGATATTATTACTATTAGGATCAGTATCACATATGACATTTATTTTATCAGTTTCATATTTAATATTGCAAATCATATTCATTTTAATATCATCATTACCAAATAATGCGTCATTGATTAATATAAACAGAATTAAATAAGTAAAACCAATTAATAAATAGAGACAGAAACTTCCAATTGTATTAACTGTATTGTTGTCAAATAAACTGTTTGAAGGACTTGTATTAGATGTAGACATCTCTATTAATATTATTTATATTATTTATAAACGAAATTTTTCAATCTAAAACAAGTTCAGAAATAGATTCATCTTTGTCATCAATCATCTTGCCTAATTTCTCTTCATATTCTTGTCCGAAATCGAGTCCTTGTTTGGTACAACTGACAACTCTAACACAATTCCCAATATCATGATCTTCTAAATATCCTAAGTCAATTGCTTTATGAATGAAATCATTTATTTCTTTTGGTTTCAGTTTTTTCATTGCTCCATAATATGATAGATTTTTCATCCATGGTTTAATTTTCTGTCCAGTTGATCCCTTCATAATAAGCACAATCACACTCATACCATATGTATGTCCTCTTGTTGTTGATATCTCATTTATTGTTCCTAATATTTGGAATAGTTTATATTCATCTCTTTTATCAATTTTCTTTCGTTTAATTGTGCAATTATCACAATTACCACAATTATTTTTGCTAACATTCTGTCCAAAATAAGATAGAATTAATTTCCTTCTACAGTCACCAGTATTAACATAATCACTGATTTTATGTAAGAGAACTGTTCTGACCATCTTATAAGTAGTGTCCTTAATATCATCAATAAATTTCCTTTGAATAATGAAATCTCTTTGTTTATAAAAGAGATAACATTGTGACGGTTTCCCATCACGACCTGCCCTACCTATTTCTTGATAATATGATTCAATATTTTGGGGACATCCATAATGTATAACAGTTCTAATATCAGGTTTATTGATACCCATTCCAAATGCAATAGTGGCCGTGATACATTTATACTCATCATTCATAAATTCTTCTTGTATTTTTGTTCTAGAATCTTTTTTGAGTCCTGAATGATAAGCTTTAGAATCAATACCGGAATCAGTTAATTTTTTAGCCATTGTTTCAGTATCAGATTTAGTCAGACAATACACAATACATGGACCTTTGGATTCAGATATAATACTTACAATATCATTAACAACATTTGACGATTGCAATCTGACATGGATCATTAAATTAGGTCTGTCAAATGATGTTTTAATCATTACACATTTTTCCATCTTCATCATTTTCTTAATATCATTTGTAACTTTGTCAGTAGCAGTAGCTGTGACAGCCAAAACAGGAACATTAGTGAGTAATTTACGGATCTTCACAATCTCTTTGTATTTAGGTCTGAAATCAAAACCATAAGATGATATACAATGGGCTTCATCAATTGCCACCATACATATACCCTTATCTTCATAAACTTTCTCAATCAAGTCCATTGTAGATTGTAAAGTAAGTGATTCTGGAGTAATATACATAATTTGATATTCATTATTGACTAGACCTTCTTCAATTTCCTTCTTTTTCTTTTGAGTCAAGGATGAATTATAACAACAACTTTTAATACCTAATTTATCAAGAATCATTTTCTGATCAGCCATTAATGCAATAAGTGGACTTACTACAATCGCCATTTCATTCGTTAATAATGGAATAATCTGAAAACATAAACTCTTACCATATCCAGTTGGCATGACTCCTAATACATCATTCAAATCCAATATGTTATTAATAATCTCATATTGATGTTCTTTGAATTCATCGTATCCAAATACTTTTTTTAGAATCTTTTTCGTTTGTTTATATCTGTCTGTTGATTTGTGTTTTATTTCATATTCATCCATTTTCTCTAATCGATATTAAATAATAATGATATAAACTAGTATTATTATTTTGTATATTTATTTCTTAATTATTCAATTTTTTAAGTGGCAAATTAAATAGAACATGCACAACCCGATATTAAGGCTATCATTTTTAGTTCTTCAATTAATAATTCTTTAATACAGTGATTATCCTTTGGAATTTTAGGAATGATTTCTGCATATTGTTGTTCCTTCTTGATTGTTGTTTCACATAATGTTTTAATAATTCTGGGTCCTTTGTCTTTCAAATAAATTGATTTAAAATGATCTGTTATTTTTTTAACAAGAAATCCATCAACCTTTTGTTTATTATTGATATTTATTATCAGATTGTCATTACTGTCATAAAAATTTATTTCATGTTTTAAATTACTATCATACACTCCATAATTTACACATATTCTTTGTGCATCATTTCCACCATAATCAAAATATAATTGACTTCCTTTAGTAATAGGTTTTGTAGTATATATACATAATTTAGTTTTATCATATTTCCATAGAGTATTTGCCAACATACTATTATGATTAATCATATCAATATCAGGGACAATTAATTGATGATGATGTTTATTGATATTAACATTAAAGGCTCTAGTAATTGGTATCATTCTATAAATAATCCATTTATCATAATCTGTTATTGGTATGTTTCTAATACCAATTTTTTTCATTTTGCTAACAAACATGTCATAGTCAGTTCTAAAATCTTTCAGATAATCATTAATTGTATCCTTGATTAATGTATTATTCAGTAATTCTAATTTACCACTTTCCCATAATTGTGGATAACCAAATGTCTTCATTCTTTGATATATTTTTTTGTAATATGCTTTTGATTTAGGTGATATATCCAATATTTCACATTCTACAATGTCCTCTAAACAAAGGGTTAGTTTTATGGAGATGGCATTACTTTTACATTCTAAATTATTATCATTAGAACAATCACCAAATATATTTTTAACAAGACCATTTTTGAAAGTACTATCAATTATATGTGATTGATCGACACAATGAATTAGTTCTCCTTTATTAAGGGTAGTATTGGAATAAAGACCACAATTATTCTCCATACATCCCATAAAGATTTTAGTTGTTTTGAGACCTAATACTGTAATACTACACCCAAATAGGAAGATAAAACTAATTAATAAGATTTTTAATAAAGAAAATAAATATTTAATCATTGACTATTAGTTATATACATTTATGTAGATTATTTTTTATTGCTTTTTATCACTTTTGATCATATTAACAATAGAACTTGCCACATATGACAATCCTTTAACAATTGTTGTCTTTTTCGATTTATATAGGAAGTCAATTAGCATATATTCGAAATTATTTTTCTTTTCAACCTTGTTATCCATATGTGTTGCGGCTTCAATACAATTCTCCCCTATTTCAAAACGCTCAGTTAATTCCCTTTTGAGTGTGTCAAATGAAATAGTAGGATCGACATAGGGGATGATTGACAATATATTTGAGAAGAGATTAACATGTAATCTAAGAGTATTGTAAATTCGGACACATAATTTTTTGAAGGTCTCATAATCTTCAGTTCCATAACCACCAATTACATTTACAATTTCAGGTGTGACTCTAATCATTCTATTATTGGTATATTTTGGGTCTTGTCCTAAAATGAATCCAAAATCAATATGGAACAATAATCCGTCTTTTGATATCATTATATTATCAAGATGTCTGTCACCCACACCCAACAAATAACTGATTACACAATATAATGCTGTGGATTGAATGAATCTTTCTCTAAATTTTCTCACAGATGTGTCTTTATTGTTATTCAATATGTAGTTTTGTATTGTCAATCCTGGATTTTCCAATATGCTAAATATTGTTGATGCATTCTCTACAATCTCTATATATCCTGTATTCTTTCCTGTTGGTATTACATCATATTTCACCATTTCAATATCTAATCCATCTTCATTTTTAAGAATATCATGGACAATACTAATCATATTCAATACAATATGATCTTTACGGACATCATCATTTTTAAACATAATTAATTTTTTGGATTTGTTTTGAGAAATAAATGGTATAATAACAGGTTGAGAATAACTTGACATTACTTTAATATTTTTAGAATCAACTCCTGTAAATATTTCATTTGGACAAACAGGAATGACTATTTCTTTTATTTCATTTAGTTTTTTGAAGTCAATAGTCTCCATATCAATCATTGATCTAAATTTGTATTTAAATTGTTTGTCACATTTTTGTTTAATAGTAGTGAGTAATTTGACAATATAGTCTTTACGATCAGTATTGTCAACACAATATACTTTAATACTCCAATAGAGATTACTCATAAACCGAAAATCATTTACTCCTTTTTCAATCAATGTGTCTAACATAAATTTGTTATTCCTAATATTGAATACAAGGAATGGCAGATATTTCTCTAATCTTTCATTATTGATTGGTTCCAAACATTTAATGATAAATGTAGATATTACATTGTGATTTCTATTGTATCTAATTAGATCTAACATATCTGTCAGTCCAATTGTCTCACTGCAAAATCTTGTACACTTAATATCCCAACAACTATTCACTTTATTTTTTGCCATTAATTGTTCTAATATCTCTACATTTTTTGAATTATTCAGATCAGTAGCCTTAATTAATTGGATCATCCATCTACTATGACCTACTAAATAGTTCCTATTATTCCATAACATTATTTTTTCTTTATTTGTTAATTCGTCAATACTTAGTTTATATTGTATCTCTCTGAACTTAGATATACAGAACTTAGATGCATCTGACCAGTCTTGAGATATTTCAGATAGAAGTAATAATTGTTTAATGTCTAATTGAGCTATTTCGAATACTTTAATTATTTTGCGTAATCGTATTAGTTTACTTGCATATGCATAACAACTACTACATACTCTAACTTGACTGGCAAGATCATCACCCCATATTATGTCAGTGATATATTGTGGTTTATCAGGAATCTTATTCATAATATCAAGTGGGAGAGTCACAAAATAATTACTACATTGATAACAAAACACTCTTCCACATAATCTACAATGATGTCTCCTCAATATGAATGTAAATTCTTTACTACATTGGAAACATTTGGCTACTGAATCATCTTCAACCCATTTAGATATCATTCTCATTTCCGGCGTTATTTTTTTCAGTTTGTCAGTAATTATGTTATCATCCATATTTGCAAATGTTTTGGTCTCTATTATCGATTCTGTTAATTTGGGTATTTCTATTATTTTTTCTGGAACATTTTGTTTATTCTTATTGGATATAACCATATCATCTGTTGTGAATTCAAACTCATCAATTAATTCATCTATTAACTGTTCTTTCTTTCCACCTAAATTATGCACTTTCATCTCGTTCATATTTCCCATTATTGGAGAAGGTGATGCCACTCTCAGTCTATCTTTATTATTACTGTTATTAATATCAGACGATGATAAT